TGTGGCGATGCTCGATGCCGACGCCGCATGCCGAGCAATGATACAGCGCTGCGCTTGGCTCACCTTTCGGCCAGCGCAGATTTTCAAAAACCAGCGGCTGAGCCGTGCCGCAATCCGGGCAGGCCACGTGAAAGCGGCCTTGGCTGCCATCTTCAAACCGGGCCGATATGCGGCATTGGCCTTTGATCCCGGGCGTTGATGCCGCGGCGATTTTCTCCCGGCCTGTCCAGGCTATGGATCGGGCTTCGGCCATGGCGACCGGATCACCGCGGCCATCCACATCCATCGGGAATTCCGAGACTTCATCCAGCAGGATCACCCGCTTGGTGACCATCTGCAGGCCCTTGGATGAATTGGCGCCCGTAATGTCTATGTTCCCGCCAGCAAACACCTTGCGCCTGGTGGTGCTGCCCGTTTCGTCCCGCGATACCAGCGCCCGCACCTTCGCAGCCACCACGGGGCTATTGGCCAGCAGCGGTTCCAGCTTGTCCCGGTTGAATTTCGTTGCTTCATCCAGGCTTGGCAAAACCCAAAGAACGGTTGCGGGTGTTTCAGCGATAATCTGCCCAGCCAGGTTCAAAAGCGCCATCGTCTTGCCGACCTGGGCTGACGCCATCAAGGTCACGCGCCGCGCCGGATGCGCCAGGCTCAGCGCATCCATCACATCGCGCAGGTAGGGCACTCGGTCAGTGCGCCAGCGGCCCGGGAAAGGCCCTTCTTCCGGGCCCAGCACGCGCTCCGCATCGGCCCAGGCAGAAACCAGGCGTTCCGGCGGCGAAGCCAACCCCCGCGCCCAAGCTCGGCGAAGCACCGGGCCAGGATCAGGCAGCGCTTGGAACATCTGCCGCACTCAATTCGCCCGCCAGCCCATCCAGGGCCCGGCGCAGCGCTTGTGTGATCGTGGCCTGGATGGCGAGCTCGTCACCAAGCTTGGCACAATCCGCCGCCACTTCCTGCGGGATTTGCAGCAGCCGATCGCGCAGCTTGCGGGTTAGGTCTTCATGTTCAGCTTCAACGCGAACCGCCTCGAGTAACTTGCCCTGCTGGCGGCCAAGCTCCAATTCGGCAAGCTGTGCATCAGCAGCCATCTTGCGAAGCCGCTCCGCAGCCAGGCCGGATTCGGCATCGCCAGCAGCCTGTGCGGCGCGGCCCGTGGTCTGCAACAGCGGGTCAAGGCCCGATTCGCGAAGCGCGATATACGAATCCAAATCAACCTTGCCGTCAGCCCCTCGCAGCCCATGAGCGGCCACTTGGCGCGACACGGTAGACTTGTTCACCCCGGCGTGTTTCGCGATATCGGTTATGCTGAGCCGTGGCATTTACCCCACGCTCCCAATACCGATTTGCCGCTTTGCGTTGCGCAACAAAGAAAAAATTGTTGCACCCTTCTGCAATTTCCCCACTACCAATGCCGGGCGCGCAAAGCCGCCCGCATACAAAATCGGGCCGGAAGGACCCGCGAGGGGCACAACGCAAGCGCCGTGCCAACGCGATACGCAAGCGGCGTGCCAAAGTGATAGAAGGATTTTCTGAAAGCTTGAAGGCGCCGGGCACACTTCTGAGCGATAGGTATTCATAGCACCGAAACCGGGTGGGAAGTCAAGCGGGTAATTTTAGCGCCTACCCAGCCAGGGCTTTGCACATACCTGCCAAGGCTTTTTCGTAGCTGAGCCACGGCATTGCGCCGATCAATCCGCAGCGCATCCGCCACTTGCTGGGCACCGTACCCCCTCACCACAAACATGAACGTCAAGTCCACCAGCGTTTCATCTGACCGCCGAGGCAGCCGCCGCGCCGGCAAGCGCCGCGCCCAGGCGCGCCAGGGGCCGAAGCGCTCACGTTCCGCTTCCTCGATCCCCATCAGTTCGCCGGTGCCGTCCGATCCGCTGGCCAAGCGCTCAGCGAACTGGCTGCGCACCATCGGCACGCGCCCGCCATCCAGGTATTCCACCACCAGCCTGATTTCCTGACCCGCGCGAAACTCGATCGGCGTGATCTTGCCCGCATCCCGCAGCCCGGCCAGCTTATCCGCCCGCATCACCCGCTGATGCACCACCCGCCGCGCCAGCCCCTCAGCAGCCCGCACAGCCGCTTCAGGGTCATATTCAGCCGGAAGCCTGAACAGCGGGTCTGGACGGCACTGAGCCGCCAGCGCACGGGCTTGTTCGGCCATTGCTCGGGCATGCGCCACTTCCACCACCCACCGCGCCATGCCATCGCCAGTGACCCAGGCGCCGCCGGATTGAATGCTTCCCACCCTATCCGTCAGCTTCACACCCTGTTCACACCCACCTTCACACCTTTTTTCTTTTATTTCATTGAAGGTGTGAAGGTGTGAAGGGTGTGAAGGCGAATATACACGCGCGACCATGATACACTTCTCCTATAGGGTTACCGCTTCATGCCTCACGCGCACGTGAGGAAAATTGCTTCACACCCTTCACACCTTCACACCCTGAGTATTTTCAACGAAAGAAGGTGTGAAGCAGGGTGTGAAGGGTGTGATCCTTCCCCTTTCAGAAGGGGGGCGCGGGGAGATGCTCCGGTTCTTCAGGGTCCAATACCGCCACGGGCACGCAGAATGCGCGCCCCGAATATGCCTTGCCCATGCGTAGATTCCCAATACTTCGCTTGGCATGCGGCATCTGTTCCATCGCGCGCCACCAAGCTTCCCCCGCAAATTCTGTCCCGGCATAGAGCCGCCGCAATTCCTGGTGCTGGCGCGCGAACCACACCACACGCAAAGGCAGCCCGCCCAGCGCCTTGGCATCATCATCCGTCCAGACATCTCGCAGCAGCTTCACCGCATCATCGGGCGACAATTGCTGAGGCTTCAGCCCAATGCGCCTAAGCTCCCCTTCCGGGTCTCCGGCAGCTTCATGGTCGAAGCATTCGCGCACCAGGTCGCCAACCGGAACGCGCACCTGCCCAGCGGCGCGCGTGATGCTGGTGGAAGCCAACATCACCCATGCCCGCCGCCCGGCGCTATCTTCCCGCTGCGCCGCCGCGCCGCCGATGAAGGCCGACGCTTCACGCACCAGCGCCGATGCCTCAGCATCCGTGGCAACCGCATCACTGGCCAGCAACCACCAACCAGCCAGCAGCGCGCCCACCTGGTCCGCTTCGCGCGCCGTGGCGCCAGCCAGCACAAGCGCAGATCGCATGGCGCGCAGATTGCCATCCCACCTTGCAAAACCCTTGATGACGCGCCCGAGCATGGCCGCGCCCAAACCATGGGCCCGCGCCTGAATAGCCTCGATCGCATCCTTATTGTCGCGCCCCGCTGGCATAAGCGTGATTTCGGTAAAGCGCCCCATATGTTCCGGCTTCAGCACCGGCGGATGAATGGCCGCATAGCAAACCGCACCCAAGACACTGAAGGACCGGCCTCGCCCATCCGGGCTGCCCCGCAACCCACGCGACCCTTCACCACCTGACGCCGGCAGCATCATGTCAAACAACGCCGCGGCGCCCGAGCGATCCCCCTGCGCCGCTTCATCCACAATGATGGGCCCTGGCCGATCCGTCACCCGCGCTTCAAGCCCAGCCTTTGTGGTGTCATTCGAATAAGCATGCACCGGCAGCAAGCCTTGCAGCACGCGGATCAGGCTTGTCTTGCCCGTGCCGGTACCACCCAACACCACCAAATTCGGACGCCAGCGCACGGCAGCCCCAAGTGACGCAACCGCGCACCAGCCCATCGCCAACATGGCCGCCGCCGGGCCATCCCGGAACACCCATAAATCCGCAATATCGCGGCGCAGATCATCAATATCCGCCGGGGGGCATGGGGGCGCAGGCTGGCGGCGCACGGAAGGTTCGCGCACATAAACGTGCCGTTCGGTCGCCCCTTCCACTTCCACATTCACCACAATGCCTGCGGCTTCCGCCCGGCCATCGGCAAACACCAGGCGCCCGCCCAAATGCAGCAGCGGCGCGCCCTTATCATCCGCCCAGATACCCGTGCGGCGCGGCGGATTGCCCACCGGATCATAAGGCCCAAGCAGGAAGCAAGCGCGCATAATGGCCTTGCCGACCTTATCCCACCCCTTGACCACGAGCACACCATATTCATCAGTCACGCCGAAACGTTGTGCCAGCCAGGAATCATCCGCGCCGAAAAGGTCAAGCAACGTTTCCTTTTTCATCATGTCCCGCGCCGGCACCGCACGGAAATTCCCCCCGGCATCCACCAGGTAGTAAAACCCCGGCGCCACGCCGATCGGCACAATGGGCGAGCCTTCAAAATCCATCGCATCCGCAGGCGGCGGCAGCCGCACTGGCGCGCCATCGCCCGCCGCTTTCTTGCTGGCCTTCTTTGCGCCCGATTCCTTTTGCCGCTGGGCATCCGCCATCGCAGCATTGAAGGGGTCAATGACCTCAGCGGCTGAGCTCTGCGACACGCGGCACCCTCCTGTAGCCATTGGCGCGCAGCAGCGCGGCGCAGGCCTGATAAATATCCAAGTCCTTCATGAAGGCCATCAGGCTGGCAAAGCGTTCACCGCGCGCGCCGCCCGTTTCCGTGATCCAGTTACCGGACACAGTGCAGACATAAATGGCCGAGGCATCAGGCCGCGCCATCAGCATCACGCGCCATTCCAGCTTGTCCAATTGCAATTTGAGCGAAGACAAGCGGCTGAGCGGCGCCGTGAAATCCATAAGCGGCGTGGCAATGCGCGCATGTTCGGAAAGCTTGCGCGTGAATCCCATGGCCACAAAGGCCCGCGCCAGATTGGCATCCGAACATCGCGTGACTTCCTCCGCCAGCCCCCAAGCCGGCGCATCACCCGCCTTGGTGCCGCGCTTGGGCAGCGGCGCGTAAATGCCGGTGTCCAGGCCGTGCGACGGGCGCTGTTCCGGCAAGGCCAAAGCGGCGCTCATATCCAATACAACTTCGTCGAAGCGCCGGGATATTCACGATCCCAGACAAACCACGCAAAGGGAATGGCGCCACCCTTCCCAGGGCTTTCTTCATCACCACGCCAAAGCGTGATGCGCGCTGAAAAGACATAAACCCGCGCCGGGGGATGCGGGCGATACAGCACATCACGCCGCTTAACGCCTTCTAGCCAGGCTAGGCGCTGGAAAATCGCCACATAGGGCACGTGCAAGGCTATGGCGTGCTGAATGAAAGCATCAGCCAGCTTAAATGGCGGATTGGTCACAATGCCATCAGCCAGAGCCTTACCTTCCATCAGGAAATCGCGCCGCGCTTCACCAAAACCGCGATCCACCAGATCCGTGGAAACCACCTGCCAGCCATCATCCGCCAACACCTTACTGATGGCACCGTCACCGCAGGCGGGTTCCCAGACCTTTGCCGGAATGTTCGTGCGTTCACGCATGATCAAATCGCGCGTGGCTACAGGCGGCGTGCGGTAGAAATCATCCTTCTCCCGCCCCGGATCGGTACAGCCGCGTCGCGCGCTGGATAGACGGGCGCTCAAGCTTCCACCCCTTCCAGCAACGCCCGCATATCCGCATGGCAGCGCGCGACTTCTTCATGCCTTTGTTTCTGCCGCCAGATTTTCGCTTGGTTGAGCAGCTTAAAAAAATCCATTTCAATGCTGGGCAAGGGCAAATCCAGCAATTGAACCATCTCCGCATGCGCAAGGGCCAAATCATCGTAAGCCCGCATCTTCAGCCACACTTCCGCCAACGTCAGAAGCGTCAGCAACTTCGCAGCCAAAACCGCGCTCATGAAAACACCGCCCACTGAGCCAGACGATTGATCACCACAGCGGCGGCGCAAATCGCCACCACCACCCCAACGGAAAACCCCACACCCTCCATCACGCCGCTTCCTTCACCTTGGCAAAGCACCGCGCATGATGCGCTTCGCAGTAAGCGCTATCTTGCCGGCCATCCTTGTTGCGCCGCCCAGGCGCATCACAAAACCGCATATCTTCCAGCGCCACGCGCGGCCCATGCGGCCACAACGGAAACTGACAGCCCCGCACCGGGAACACCTGCGGCCTGGGCTGCGCCGCCACCTTTTCCCGCTTCACCTCTGCCCCATCCAAAAAGCCCCGCGCTGGCGACGGGTTGGTTAAGCGCGCCGCCAGCGCGGGGAAGTTGGACAGGGAGGAAACGTCATACTGCGCGGAGAAAGCCGCCGCGCCCGGCCTTGGGGCACCCGTGGCGCCCAAGCTTGTTCTGGCGGCGGGCGCCGGAGGAATGACAACACCCGCCGCCGCGCGCCGCACCACAACACCCCCATGGCGCGGCGCGCTATTCTGCCGGTGCCCCGCCCTGATAGGCGAAGGGCGCGCAGGCAGGCGCAACCGATGCGCCCTGCCCACCACGGCGTTTTTCGTGATGCCCATCTTCTGGGCAATTTGCGTGCTGGTATCACCACGCAGCCAAAGCTGGCGCAGCAGATCATCCTTCGGCTGAGGCCATTTTTCGCCACTCATGCGCGCCGCGCCTTGTGCTTACGCGAACACGCCCATTCGGCAGCGTCGAACAGTGCGTTACCCGCCTTGGCAAAAAGCCATTCCACCACACGCCAAAACAGCGCCCGCCAAAACCGCGCCTTCATGCCGCCGCCCTTTCCTTGGCGATGGCAGCAACGGACATGGCCAGCCCCGCCACCTGCAGCGCTTCCAGCGCCAGCCCCTGGAAATCTTCCGCCGAAAGCTTCCCATCCGCATGGGCCTGCGCGAATGCCGCGCTGAGCTCCCCATATTCGCGGGAAAGCTTCACCACCTGGCTGATGAAATCCCCACCCAACGCCGCCTGCTGAACCAGCGCAAAACCCTGCAACGCCGCCAGGTGGCGCGTCAGCACCGGGTCACCCGCCGCGCGTTCCAGCGCCAGCATGCAATCAATTGGCATGAAGCGGTCTGGCGTATGCGGATCATAACACGCGGCCAGACTGGTTTTGGAAAGCCGCGCCGCAGCGCTGCCCGCTTCCACCCCGCCACAGGCCTGCACTAAGGCGCGCGTGACTGTTTTCAGGCCGATACCATCAGCCGAGGCCAAATTCATGCTTCCCCCCATGAATTCACGCGGGAAGGCTTCCCGCTGATTTGCGTTGCGCCGGCGAATATGATCCGCTTCCCGAAAAGGAACGGGAAGGGAATCAACATCATGGATAAATCAATGGATCGCACCGTGGCCTGGTTGGCCTTGGTGCTGACGGTCATTCTGACCATCCTGTCAGCAACCACGCTGCACCAAGCAATCAACGCGCCGATCGACCCCACCAAGCGGATGGAGCATTTCGCGGCCTGCACCACCTGGGCCGCAGGCCAAGCCGTGGCCGGGCGCGTCTGGGCTGATTGCCCGCAACCCCTGGCCGATTGGCACATGGGCCAGCTTCTGGCGGCGGGCTTCGGGGGAATCATGGCGTTGCTTTCGCTTGGCTTCACCATCCGCCAATTCCAGCGGGCGCGGCCTGATGCCCTGCCGCGCGACGGGGACGAAACGATCATCGCCCGCGAAACATCGCGCTTGAAAACCCTGAAGGCGCAGGAAGCGCTTGCCGAAGAACGCCGGAAACGCGGCGAGGGGTGAACAGTCATGCGGCGATCTCCCGCGCGACCGCCGCAACCAGCACCTCTGGCTCCACGCCGGTCATTTCCGAGATCACTGCCAGGGCCTCCGAAGGAATCGGGGTGCCCTGCCGCTTATCCACCACCCAAGCGAACCAGCGGCTTACGTTACTTTCAGACACGCCAAGCCGCTGCGCCAAATCGCGCTGGCGGTATCCATTGGCTTTGAGTTTGTCACGAAGGTCCATGCCCCTATGTTGCACCACGTGCAACTTGCATGTCAAACAAAATTTGATTGTCGTTTTATGGCGCTCCGACCCTTGGCTCTGGCACCATGATCCATGACTGAAAAAGATGAACTTCGCACGCTTTCGCCCGAAGTTAGGGCGGCCAGGCTGGCGGCGCAGCGCGCATTGCTGCAATTTATTCCTGCGTGGCTTAGGTATCGCGGCCTAAGAAAGAAACATATTGCGAACATCCTTGAAGTGTCGCAGAGTGTCGTTTCGCGATACTTTTCAGGGGAGGCAATGATGCCCGCCGGGGCGCTCGAACAAATAGCGATTTTGTTGCAGGCCGACCGCGGCGCAATCCTACACCCCCCTCCCTCTGGCGTTTTGGGGCCAATGATGGACGCAACCATTCAAGAGATGGAACGCCTCGGCCCGGAACAATGGCAGAAAGTGCTGGAAGTAGCCCGGGCCATGCGGGAACCCACCAAGACATAATTGCACAAGGCGCAACTTTTCCCTTGACTTAAAATTTGCACGTGGTGCAATGTAGCCCCATCCAACATCGGAGGGGCCGAAAATGCTCACGCTGTTACCCCCGCCCACATGGGCGGAAATTCAAGCCAAGATTGAAGACTTGCCGCCACCCATCGCGGCTTTTGCGCTGCGCTTCCTGAACACCGCGCACCCCATGCCGGACGCCGCGCTGATTCTGGCCGACGCCGCCGATGAAGCCGCGCGGGAACTGGATGCCATCAGCCACGCCACCACCAATGACTGGCGCGCCCTGGCAAACCTGGCCCGCGAAGCCGCCCCCCTGTTTGAACGGAGGGCCGCGGCATGACCTGGGCCGAAGTGAATCAGGCTGCCTTCCGCACCAAGGCAGCGAAGGCGCCATCCGTTACCCTCAGCCTCGCCCCCATGCGCGGAAGCACCTACTTGTGGTTCAGCATCAGCAAACCGCTGCTGAATGAATGCGGCTGGGCGCCAGACCAGAAAATCTCGCTTTGGGTGGGCGAAGGCAAGCTTGGCGGCTGGCTGAAATTTGCACCTGCCGCGATTGGCCGCAGCTTGAAGCGCATTGGCCGCGCCACGGAATTCATGACCGTGGCGCTGGTGCCGCCGATGACCTGGCGCGATTTGGCCTGCGCCCGCACCACCTGCGAGATGTGGCGCATTCAAGGCAATGCGCTGCTGGTCGAAATCCCTTGGGATTTCTCCGAAGCGGAAACCGGCACCGGCCCGGCGGGTCATGAGGTGCATTCATGAACCCCGAATCAATCACCCGCGTCATGGAAATGACCACCGATATCATCAGCAACACCCTCACCAAAGGCGGCGGCGTGGTGGTGTGTGCGGTCACTCAGGATGCCACCGGCTTCATCACCCACTACGCCGGCCGCAACACCCCGCGCAGCATGGCCCACATGGCGCTGACGCTGCTGCGCCAGGCGGAGGATGATCTGATCAACCAGGGGCAATCGCAGCCCCTGGATCAGGATGATGAAGCCTTCCTGACCGATCTGACCGGCATCATCAACGACCTGGAATTCTACGCAGATCCGGAGGCACAAGCATGATCACCGGCGGCTTCTACCCGGGCGATCTGCCCGCACGAGACCCTATCCCGCTTTGGGGCCTGCTGGCCATGGCGGCCAGCGCCACCATCAGCATGGGCCTTATCTTCGCCGCATGGTGGCTGGCATGATCGCGAACGATATCTGCGGCGCCCTGGCCGTGGCGCATGATGCGCTGTTGCTGGCCCGTCGCGCGCCGGATCGCGTCACGCTGCTGCACCACCTGTCGCGCCTGGCGCGCGCGCTGGAAGCGATGGAAGAACCCACAGACCGCGTGGCGCAGTTGGAAGCGCAGCCAGTGCCGCCGCATTGGCGCCCGCAATCGCTGGATCACGCGGCGCTGCCGGCAAACGTAGTGCTGCTCCGCCAGCCGCGCGGCGCCTTCATGCACGGGGGCGCCGCATGAAAACCGCCGATATGCAAAAGCTTTTGAAAGAACTCTGGCGCGAAATTCAGCGGTTTGAAGATGAACAACTTGAAGCGGACCAGCCGCACAACAGCGGCATTTGCTTAACAAGCGACAGCGGCGCGCTTGGATGGCTTATTTACGCCATCAACAACCCCGTTGCCTGTCAGGAAACCATGCGAAGCAACCTCATGATGGTGGCAGCGGATTGTATTCGCTCTGTTGATCGGCTGGACACTGACCCAACCTTTATTCAGCAAATCCGCCAGAACCAATTCCCCGACTGGCTGCTTGCAATGGCAAAATCTATCAAAAAAGGGGGCGCCGCATGACCAGCCTTGAAGAACGCATCGCCGCCCTGGAAGCCAAGGTGGCGGCGCTGGTCGCGCCGCGGAGCACTGCCCGCGTTTTCACGCCGGAACGCGATGCCGCGCTGCGCCAGCACTGGGAAGCAGGCCTCCGCGCCACGGAGATTCTGCCGCTGCTGAATGCACTCCCCGCCGTCGCGCCGGTCGCCAGCCAGCAGGCCGTCACGTCACGCGCCATGAAGCTCAAGCTGAAACGCCCGCCGGGATGGAGGGCGCAGACCCTGATGATGTCTGCCACCACCACCTGGGGGCCGGAACGCCGCGCTGCGCTGGCGCGCGATTATGGCCGCATCAGGCCGATCGCGCTGCTGGATTATTTGAACACGCTGCCAGGAGATCGGATTAAGAACGTGGATTCAATGCGCCGATCCGCTGTTCGTCTGGGGATCAGAAGCCAAAGGCTGGTGCCAAACAGGCTGCCGGCGCCAGCCGAGCGCCAGGCCGCGCTCGCGCCGGAACCAGAAGAACCGGCGCCCCTGACACCAGAAGAACAGGAAGCGGCCGTGGCTGAAGCCTGGGCGCGCAAACACGCCCGCGCAATGGAATTGTTCGGCCAAGGCAAATCCGCCGAAGCCGTGGCCGCCAGCATCAAAGTGCCGCTGCGCGAAGCCTGCCGCCTGCTGGGCGAATACCGCAACCAGGCAGCCGGAAGGAATGCCGCGTGATGATGCATCAGGCCCTTCAGCAAGCGCCGTTATTCGGCCAAAGCTACATCGAAGAAATGCGCCAGCACTTAAAGCGCAGCCATCGCGCATGGAGCTTCCAGGGCAAGAAAAGCCGCCACTTCGCGCATATTGATCTGGCGCAGGATGCGCATGGCGGCTGGTGGGCGGCGTGGCATTGGTCCATCCACACCATCCCGGATAGCTACACCGGCACCATCGGCGGCGGAGGCCCAAAGGATTACGCGGGCCGAAGCAAGCACCGGGCGCTAATTGATGCGCTGAACGCCATCATCAGCCGCCTGCCCGAAAGCAACTGCGGCGCAGGCAAGGAATTC